GACTAATCGACTTGATGCACGAATTGAGGCCGAGGAATACTGCAAGCAAAATGGATTCAGGTTTGATGGTGTACATAAAGTTCAGGGAACCGGTAAAGAGGGTGCAACGCTCACTAAGTTTGCAGCTTATCGTAAACAAAATCCAAACAGGCATCACCCACATTATTCGAAAGCGTTGTAATTCGATAAAAGTCTAATTTGATTGGGAGTTAGGAGGAGTTAAGCGTGCCAAAGCAAATAGTAGTAACGGCAATGGGCAACAGAATTCAATATGCGACAACGAATGGAAAAGGTGTTATTACAGGAAAGCGTGAAGATATAACAGACGAGTGCATTAAGGCAGTATTTCAGCATTTACAAGCCGAGCATAACCGCAAGGACAGAGGAGAAAAGTCTTTTGGATACGGCTTTGATGGTCTAGGAGAAATCCATTTTCATCCACCAAAAACACAAATGCCAATTTAATCAAGAATTGAGGCGATATTTATTCCAAATTACTTACATGAGATAGATGAATTGAAGGAGGATCTTTACCAAAAAGTGTACTCATTCATGGTTGGCAACCGGATTAACTGCAAGGAAACAATTTATCAATGTGATTGGGTTATCGAAAATGCGTATGAGTTCATCGACGATCTATTTAATATTATCAAGCCGAAATTACCACTCACAGAATACGACGATTAATCTATGTCAAAGAGATGATTCATAAGGAGATGATTTAATGGTAGAGGTTGGACAGATAACATATGAGCATTTTCGTCTTCCAAAAGATGAGACAATTTATTACCGACTTGGAGTAGTGATTAAGAAATTTGACAATGTGTTTTTCTTTAAACTGAAAAGAGGAACAATTATCAGTTGCTTTCTCGGTGAGTTAAAGGACGAAGTTGGAGAAGGCGAAATAGGTACTATGATCCTACGTAATAATGGTGAGCCGGTGTATGCCAAGAAGAATATTTTTGGAAGATATAAAATCTGATTCAAGATAGAAAATGAAGGGAGCTGAGTTGCGAGCTCAACTCCCGGAATACACACCCAAAGAATGCCCCAGTTCCGCTAAATCTCTGCGAGAGACCCTTCCCCGAGGCACGAGTGCATTTTAATACTACATTTGATGGAAACATATTTCCATAGGAACATTTGTCAACAAATGTAAAAGTGTGCTAGTACCACAGGGAAGGGAGATGATTGAAATGAAAATCCTTAAACCGATACTTGTTTTATCGGCAGCAATCTTACTAATTTTCGTTGGGATTTTTGATATAACTTTTATAAATCAAATTTTCAATAAATTTATAATCGTTTTTAGGTTTTATTCAAACAAGCCAAAGAAAAGACGTTAGTTGGTTTTTGTATGAAAGATATATTTTATTCTAAATTAAAAGGGAGATAAGAAGCCTATGGAGAAAGAATTTCTGGAATTACCTTCAGATTTAATTGAACGCAGACAGGTTCTTGAGAAAGCACTTGCGTCAGTTGTTACGGAGGTTTGCTTTACTGGACTTCGTGAAGAACTTATTAAACTATTTGAGGAATACAAGGTTGAACCTAAACCCGATCACGTTGAGTGGTCGTTTAGTGGAGAGTATGATGACGAAGGTGGAACTACCTATTATCCGACCGGAGTCCAAATTAATGCCAACGGAGATGAGATCGAATGTAAGGAACTAACTATTAACAAGAAGTCAAAATGGTCAGATACCTATTATGATAATGAACTCGGAGAAGAGATTCTAGAAATCATCTGCGACTACAGGGAAGACCTTTACGAACATGGAATTGAAGAAATTACATTGTAGGAGTGATTTCCATCTCACATCCAGATATTCATGCCAAAACATCTGTTAAAACTTTTGGTGGGTCGATTGAAGACTATCTTCCGATTCACCATTGGTTTGACAATTCCAAATCTCACATGGCAGACATGAGACATAGAGCACTCAAACATCACGCAGCAGGGATCTTCGAATGCGAGGAAGTGTTTGGAAAATCAATTGTTAATTCCGAAGGCAAGACTGTTTACACACGCTACATAGGAGAACAGCACGTAATCGAGGATCTTGGATTCATACCGACACTTGAAGATTGGTTCGAAAATATCGAATTCCAACAATGGATGATGAATGCTGATAAGAGAGTGAAAAAGTTAGTTAAAGGAAACAGACTACCGAAAAGTTTAGAAATTACGATCTAATTTTAGTTTCATGAGGGAAGGAGGAGTAGATTTGAAACAAGTTTTAGAGGATAGCGAAGTATATTTTGAATCAATCGACGAAAACGAGTGTAAATTAGAAATTGAATACAATTATTCCACTTTGGAAGAAGTTAAAAGTAACGGCGGCGATCCTATATATCTCATTATAACTGAGAGTTTTGGCAATAATGACAGAGCCGGTGCTTCACTGTCGATAGAACAAGCGGAAGCGGTAATAGAAACATTAAGATTTATGATCGATAAAATTAAGTCTGAATAAATTTGAGATTTGATCGAAAGAGGTGAATGTTTATGAATGCTTTTGAAATAATGGTGGATGATGACTGTGTTGATATCATAGATTGGATTGGGACACATTTTGAAAATGGAAATTGGCACAAAAATTTCGAAGTCACAGTATCATTAAGGGAATTTACATACAATGAAGACGGAGAAAAGGAATACGTTGATTGAGTAACAACGAATTGCACATTTCCTGCAGAGGATGATTAAATGAAAAAGATAAAATACATTAGAATGAATATTGAGAATGCCTACAGCATGTTCGATAAAGTTGATCATCCAAAAATACAAGACGGAAAATTGTTCACAAAGGAAGAGTTTAATCAATTCAAAGAGACCATTTCCGATTGCGGGCTGTTAATTGATGATGTTGCAGAAGACGACTATCAAGTTGTGTATGAGGATGGAACGATTATAAATAAGAAATGGCGATGAAACAGTTCTTATATCAGGAAAGGTGGAGAGAAACATTTTGACCTTATTAGTTTTGTCACTAGTGTCTAACGTATTGTTTAGTGCTGTTATCTTGAGATATAGAAAAGACAATAAGATTCTTAAAATAAATTATTATTTAGACAAAGCAATATTCAGTACCGCTATTAATGGAATGCAGATTGGGAATTCTCTAAAAAGTATCCGTTCAAGAGTTTCGAATTCAAAATTATAAAATCAAAATATGAGGAGAGATTGAAAATGAAAGTAAAAATTTATACTAATAGATTGAAAGAAGCAATTATCACAGAGGTAAATCAGAAATCAACACAGGAAATTGTTGCGTATCTTACAGGAAACAGAGATGGGTGGTATGCAACGAACAAGGTTATCATCAGAGTAAATGATATTATCCATGTTGAAAATATCGAACCCGAAGAAAATTAAAATATGAGGAGAATGTAAAATGAGTAACTTCGCTCAGGCACTAACTCTAATTGGCATTAAGGTAAAGAATAATGATGGTTCCAATAGGGATCTCGGTGGAATTCTAAATGACTTATCCGCTACATGGGAAAAACTCACCACAGAACAGAAGGACACTTTGAGTCAAGTTTTCGCCGGTGAGCAGCCAATTGTATACAATATCAATAATATCAAAGGCGGAGATCCCGATTCGTTTATTAAACAGATGAAATTGAGATCGCAATTCGGTAAAAACAATTAAACGAAAATCAAAATACAAGGAGATGTACAAATGAAATTCGCACAAAGAAGCGTAATCGATCTAACGGTATATGATGAGAGCGGAAGTCTTGTTGTGACTCTAAATAGTCTGAAAGAAAGTTCAATCATCCTTAATTCACCCACCCCTGCTGTTTATGTCAAAGACGCACTCTTAGATACATACTTACTAAAATTCATAGGCAGGGAAGAGAGAAGTCAATTAACTGAATTTGAAAAAGACCTCGGAACTCGGAGCTACCAAACTACAATTGTTTTTGGAAAACCTATTAAGAAAAAATGCAAGTTGATTGGCAAAGGAACATTTAGAGATAGCTATACATCGAGAGATATCGAATTCCTCTTTGAAATTCCAAATGTAGAACTGGCTTACGGGTATGACTTTGAGAACAATAATGAGAGGGCATCTGAATATGATCTTAATTTTTTAATTCTTCCATTTAATGAAGAAGGAGATACGGTTAAACTCCGTATTAATGAGCCTTCGAGCACAGATATGCTTATTGACACACTCGATAAGACATATATGCGCAAATGCTAAACGAGAACCTTACGATCAAACCATAATTTGATTACAAATGAAAATACGAGGAGAACGTAAAAATGACAGTTAAAATTTATGATTCTGTACTTGAGCAAATTCAAAATGAAATCGACAACTCAAAATTCCCCAAAATAGAAAACGAAGAATCTCGCCATTATTATTTTGAAGGATTGAAAGTCGCCAAACAGATCGTCGAGAGCATCCAAGACAATGATTATAGCGATTACGCTTACGAAAAATTTGAGGAGATCGTTGAATCGTACTTAGATTTAGAAGTAAATCAAAGTTTAAGTCTATATCCAGAAGATATTTTGGAGGTAACTAAATCGCTGGTAGACGAAATGTATGAGGATTAAATCACAATCAAAGGAATCCTGAACGCTAACAAGGAATGGAGAGAAATATGGGATTACCAAAACTGATTACTAAACGCAATGGAACAAATGCTGAGTTTAATAAAGAGAAGATTACAAACGCAATTAGGAAGGCGGGTATCCAGACAGGAGAGTTTGATGTCGTCGAAGCGGAAAGACTGACTCTTGATGTATTGAGGTTAATGGAGAGCAGCAATTATGATGAAATAACTGTTGAAAACGTACAGGATATAGTGGAGATAGCCTTGTTAAAATCAGAACACACTTCTACAGCAAAAGCGTACATTATCTACCGAGAAAAACGAAATCAAGCAAGAAAACCTGATATTTTCAAACATCGATTAAATTTAAAGCCATACGAGTACCCCGAACTCACCAGCTATAAAGAAGCAATTCAGCACTCCTATTGGTTACATACTGAATATAACTACACATCAGACATTCAAGATTTTAAGGTTAATGTATCAGATGCAGAAAGAAATGTAATAAAAAATGCAATGCTTGCAATTGCTCAAGTAGAGGTGGCGGTAAAATCCTTTTGGGGCGATTTATACCGTCGCCTTCCAAAGCCAGAGGTCGGTTCTGTCGGATATACGTTCGCAGAAAGTGAAGTGAGACACCACGATGCTTATTCTCATTTGCTAGAAGTCTTAGGGTTAAACGACGAATTCAAAAAGATTGAGAAGATTCCCGAACTATTCCAACGTGTTGACTATTTAACTAGAGGCGTGGCATTAGCACGTACTGAAGACAACAGGGACTACACATTGTCTATTCTACTGTTTTCGCTATTTATCGAGCATGTATCATTGTTTTCGCAATTTCTAGTTATCATGTCTTTCAATAAATATAAGAATATCTTTAAGGGAATGTCAAATGTTATCGAGGCAACTTCTAAAGAGGAGCAGATACACGGTCTATTTGGGATCGAACTCATCAATATTATTCGCAATGAGCATCCTGAATGGTTTGATGATCGCGTAGAGCAAATGGTGATTCTGGCATGTAAGGAATCTTATGAATCAGAGCAAATCGTCATTGATTGGATTTATGAGTCTGGCGACTTAGACTTTTTGCCGAAAGCAACCGTCAAGGAATTTGTCAAGGATAGGTTAAACAACTCACTAGAGAGTATCGGCTATAAGCGCATCTTTGAAACTAACGATCAACTTCTAAGAGATACCGACTGGTTCAACACAGAGATTATCAGTACAAAACATGTAGATTTCTTTGTTAAACGCTCAATTAATTATAGTAAACGCACACAGAGTTTTACGGGAGACGACTTATTTTAATAGATATCTGGAGGCTATTCGCTATATGAAGTGGTTAAATGAAAATAGTAGGAATTTTTTATCGCGCGGGTATTTGACAGAAGGAGTAACACCTGAACAACGTATTCGCAAAATCGCAGATAGAGCAGAAGACATTCTTGGCATCAAAGGATTTGCAGATAAATTTTATAGAAATATGGAAAACGGTTTTTACTCGTTATCAACTCCGGTATGGTCAAACTTTGGAATTGATAAAGGCCTCCCCATTAGCTGCTTTGGGTCATTTCTTCCAGATAATATGGGGGGCATTCTGTACACACAGTCTGAAGTCGGAATGATGAGCAAATTTGGAGGTGGGACTTCTGGTTATTTTGGTGACTTGCGTCATCGAGGAGCATCAATAAAAGATAATGGACAGTCTTCTGGTGCTGTACACTTTATGAGATTATTTGAATCGACTATGGATATTGTTTCTCAGGGTTCAACTCGTAGAGGGAGGTTCTCTCCATACTTGCCGATAGATCATCCAGATATTGAAGAGTTTTTGAAAATTGGTACTGAAGGTGATCCCATTCAAGGATTGACACATGGGGTAACTGTGACGGATAAATGGATGAACGACATGATTTCGGGAGATGCTGAAAAGCGCGCTTTATGGGCGAAGGTTATCCAGCGTCGAGTTGAAATTGGTTATCCCTACATTTTCTTTACAGATACAGTTAATAAAAATACAGTGGACGTTTATAAGGATAAAAACTTAAAAATTCGTGCGAGCAACCTTTGTTCCGAGATCGCCTTGCCAAGTAACGATGAGTGGTCTTTTGTCTGTAACTTGTCATCCATGAATTTACTACATTATGACGAATGGAAAGAAACAGATGCAGTAGAAACAATGGTATTTTTCCTAGACGCAGTTATGACCGACTTCCTAGAAAAACTTGAAAGAATGCGCGATTCCGAAAGTAAAGAGGATAGACTGGCATTCTCTTTCATGGAGAGAGCATATAATTTCGCTAAAACTAATCGTGCGTTGGGATTGGGCGGCCTTGGATGGCATTCCTATTTGCAATCCAAAATGATCCCATTTGAAAGCTTGGAAGCATCTAAATTAAATTCACGTATTTTTAGTTCCATCCAAAAAAAGGCACACAATGCATCGAAGGAATTGGCAGCAATTTTTGGAGAACCTGAGTTGTTGAAAGGATATGGTCGTAGAAACACAACATTGACTGCTATCGCTCCAACAACATCGTCGGCCTTTATTTTAGGGCAAGTCTCCCAGAGTATTGAGCCTATCTGGTCAAACTGCTATGTGAAGGACGTTGCGAAGCTGAAAGTGACGATTCAGAATCCTTATTTGAGGGAAGTTTTAAAGTCTTATGATAAGGATACACGAGAAGTATGGAATAGCATTCGAGACAATGACGGTTCTGTGCAACATCTTGAATTTCTAAACAGCAACGAGAAAGATGTGTTCAAAACTTTTTGTGAAATCGATCAATATGTTATTTTGGATCAAGCCTCTACTCGACAGTTATTCTTAGATCAAAGTCAGTCACTAAATCTAATGATTAATCCAAAGGTATCTGCTAAACAGATCAACGAGTTGTATTTGTTTGCTTGGGAGAATAACGTCAAAACGCTGTATTACCAACATAGCACAAACGCAGCGCAGCAATTTAGCAAAGATAAATTGTGTTCGGCATGTGAGGCATGATGATAAACATGCGGTAAACTATTTATTATAAAAGGAGAATTTTAAACAAATAATGAAAACAATTAATCAATTGGTAGATGAAGCACATCAAAACGCCGTATCTAAGGGATGGTGGGAAGAGGATAGAAGTTTCGGGGAAATCATCGCCCTAATGCACAGCGAACTATCGGAAGCCCTTGAATTCTACCGTGAAGGCCGAAGCGTCACGGAACGGTTCTATACGAATGGTGTAAAGCCTGATGGTGTACCAGCGGAATTAGCAGACGTAGTGATTCGCATATTTGACGCTTGTGGACGGTATGGAGTCGACCTAGAAAATGCAATTATCGAAAAGATGGAGTACAATGCAACTCGACCTCATCGGCATGGTGGGAAAGTGATCTAAGAATAGTCAGATAAATGGAGCGTGGATAATTCTGCGCTCCTTTCTAAACTTTATTAAGGGGAGAACAACAGTATTATGAAGCAATATCTAGACTTACTCTCAGACGTATTGAACACCGGTATAGAAAAGTCTGATCGAACTGGCACAGGAACATTGTCCGTATTCGGAAGACAACTTAGATTCGATTTATCAAATGGATTCCCATTGGTCACAACTAAACGCGTACATCTTAAATCAATTATAGGTGAATTATTATGGTTCTTATCTGGCAGCACAAATGCCAATGAACTCAGGGACAAATTCGGTGTCACTATTTGGGAAGAGTGGAAAGATCCCGATACAGGCGAACTAGGCCGAATCTACTCAGCACAATGGAGGACATGGATTGCTGCAGATGGTCGTGTTATTGATCAGATTGCAAAAGTCATTAACTCAATCAACAACAATCCAGATTCTCGAAGACATCTGGTATCAGCTTGGAATGTTGGCGAGGTTGATGATATGGCCTTACCTCCATGTCACTATAGTTTTCAGTTTTATGTCGCGAATGGAAAGTTATCCTGCTTATTCAATATGAGATCGGTTGATACATTTCTCGGCCTACCATTTAATATTGCTTCCTACGCAATTCTAACTATGATGATTGCTCAAGTAACCGGATTAGAGGTCGGAGAATTAGTATTCAGTGGTGCAGATGTCCATATTTATTCCAACCATATTGAACAAGTTAAACTACAATTGACCAGAGAACCAAAACATCTGCCCAAACTATACTTAAATCCTACTGTGACAAATATAGACGCATTTACCCTTGCCGATTTCATCATTGATGAATATGAACCACATCCAAAAATAAAAGCCGATGTTGCAATATAAGAAGTAAAAATACATTGACGTATAAGTTAATATGGTATATAGTAATGGCATGGGAAACAATTCCTGTGCCATCTTTTTATAGGAGTGATAAAAATGAAACTTGATTTAAGTAAATTACAACTCGATGACCACGCTAAACAAAGAATTGCTGAACGGTTTGGTCATAATACGGATGAAAAAGCACTTCAATTTTGCAGAAGTATGTTGGGAAAAGCAATATGTATGGGCGAGAATGTTTGCGAGAGAGGTCACAAATCAATAATGTATGGAACAAGTGGAATGGCTTTCTATCTTGCGTTCGACAATCCTCATCTTATAAAGACAGTAGTCAAAGTAGATAGGAAGCCTTACTTGGCAGATGTTGAACGTGAGAATCCGCTATACGGAAAACTTCTGATGCTTTATGAAAAAGAACTCAGAAAATGCGAGAAATTTGAGCAGTCTTATCAAAAGAGAATCATAAGCACTCAACTTGAAATTGATATTAAAATAGCGCAACTTAGGCATAGAATACATAAGACACGTTCAAAAAACGTAAAAGAAGAATGCGAAACTTTAATAAAATCCATGCAAACATCAGTAACAGATATGCAAATTTCATTAAATACAATGAAGTCCAATAAGCGCAAAATAGCCAGAGCGCTAACCGCTTTAATTTAATGGTGGTGATATCACATAAAAAGTAAATATACATGGATATTCATAATATATTCATTACAAGTCCCATTAGCTTTCATACCTCACAATACATATCTCATCGTGTTAGCACCGCTTATTATCTTCTCATCAATTCTTTACCTCATGAGAGCAGACATCATACCATATCTCAACTTTACAGAAATCATTAAGTCTAAGGGATCAGCTTGGAGCACCTTTGTTGCAATCGTGGTATCTCAAGCAATCTGCAACGTTATCATAAGTCAATTGTTTACTAGTCCAGATCCGTTATCAATGAAGTTGCTATATCTGCCGATCATTCCGGTTTACATGGTCGTGTTCGCTCCGACAGTCGAGGAGTTACTTTTCAGACGAGTAATCTTCGGAGAATTGAGTAAGCGATACGGATTCATTATCGGCTCAATAGCATCATCCCTAGTCTTTGCTGCAGGTCATATGACGCTCACTGGTTCCATCGGTTACTTTGTAACAGGAATGATTCTCTGTTGGTCATATCGCAAGTACGGATTCGTCACAATCGTATTCGCGCATACCTATTTGAATCTCGCAGTGGTTTTAATTTCTTCATTAAAAATGTAAAGGAGATGTACTAATGGACAATATGAAAGTTGAGATGGAAGATGTTGCAGACGCTATAATGACGGTATTTCCAGAGGACATGAATAAGGAAAATACAATTTTCGTTTGTATCGGAACAGATCGTTCGACTGGTGATTCACTCGGCCCATTGGTAGGAACGGAACTAGAAAAGAACAAATTCAAGGTGTTTGGAACAGTTGATGAACCGGTACATGCGATGAATCTTCAAGTGACTTTAAACAATTTGCCCGAACATAAATACATAGTGGCTGTCGATGCCAGTCTTGGACAGGAAAAGTCAGTAAAGAAAACGATGGTCTTTAAGGGATCGATAAGCCCCGGAGCAGGAGTGGGTAAGAGTCTGCCGAGAGTTGGTCATTACTCGATTTCGCCAATTGTAAATGTTGGTGGTTTCATGGAGTACTTCGTCCTGCAGAACACAAGATTATCAATTGTGATTAAATTGGCTGAAGCAGTCGTAAATGGATTGAATAAGAAGTTTCAAAGTCAAACAAGTCTACTAGTTGCTGCATCAAAAGAATAAAAATAAGGAGAGTGTTAATTTGTATTCAAAAGAAACTTTGAAACTTGCTGAGCTGTGTTGGTCGGGAAAAGAAGCGCGTTGCACGAGTGCCGTTGTTGGAGAAACTTATCACGATGCCCAAGGAACGAAATACAAAATTACCGAGAATACATATGATGAACTAATTGATTATCAGGCCAAAGCACCACAGAAATTCAAGGTAAGACGTTACGGTAAAATCATCAATCTAATTGGAGTTAATTAAAGGGCAAATAAAAGCATTGTTTTATTAGGAGGGGGAGACGAATGGAACTATTGAAAACAAATCACAGATACTATTGCTCAGAAAGTAATTATTACGTAAATGGTTATGAAAATTGGGGACGCTGTGACTACGATACTTGGCAAGATTTTAAGGATGAATGGTTAAACAATGATTTGACGATAGATCATGACTACAACCATTGTTTTCGGTTTGATATTAAGAATCAATTGGACGAAGAAAAAGATGAAGAAATATTGGGAAGGTACTATATGGAATTGTTTTTCATCTTGCAGCGGAAGGGCATTTTCAGACCAGTAATAATTAAAGAAATAGTAGAAACCGACATGCCAGACATCGAAGCATACTTACAATCCTGTTGGAACTACATGCAGGGTCAATGGGCAGAATTCAGTACGAAATCGTGAATTTATTGGAGGGTTGAAGTTGGAAAAGAAAACAAGAAGAGTAGATGTTGGCAATGGTTATTATTATCTTGTCGAATATGAAATCGATTTTCGTCTATTCCAAGACCAAGCAGATGTAAAGATAACTGTACCGGTATACAAACTTGACAATGGAAAGCCTGTTTACATAAGGAGTTTCGCTGGCAAGTCAGGGAAGCCGAAATGGTACGAAAAATTAATGGGAATTACCTATGATTATAAACTAAGATTCACAACGGATAATATCGAATCACAGGTTAACCGGGAAATAAAACAGATGATCCATTTTGAGAATGTTGTTGATATAGAATCAAAACGTAAATAAAATACCTGTTTGAAAGGAGTGAATATATGAGTAAATATGATTATCATATGGGAATGGCTGCCAGTGCGTACTTCACAATCGCGTGTCTGTCTTCAGCAATCTATGGATTAATTTATCCCAATACAACGACTCCTTGGTTTTGGTTTGCTGGAACCGTAATTTCGATAGCGACAGGCATGTATAAGTGGTTGAAATATCACAATACGTGAGACGATAAAACTCATATTTTATAAGGAGGAATGTAGTTGAGTCCTACAGAAAAGCAAATAAATTATGTAAACAGAATCATCCTCTACCTTGGAGAAGAAAGAGTTACGAAGTACATACAACACTTCTACCCAACTGCTCAATTAGAAACGTTGGAGAAAGATGAAGCCCAAAAAATCATCACTGGACTTTCTTCGTACCTGCCTCGGAAACATTGGGGTGGAAACGGTATGTCAATGGGATGGATACAGAGTCAATAAGTTAAATAGAGGTGATTCGATGGAGTTTACTCATAGTCAACGTTGGATTGTATTTCAAGCAATCGAAGAGAAATTATTTAAACTATACTTCCATATTAGAGACTTAGAGAAAATGGAGCAAACAAAGGAAATGATTTACCATATTGGAAACTTGAAAAAAGATCAAGAGGAACTTCGGACAGTGAGAAAAAAGATGCAAATGTAAATGGAGATTGAAATAAGCACCAAATAAAATGCGACTTTGATCGGGAAAGGAGGGACGAACTTGAAAAAGGAAAAAGGGCTGCGGTTCACATTTCAACAAATCGTTGAAGTCTTTAATCCAGAAGATTCTTGTCAAATTAATGGAATGGTTGATTATGTCCAAACAACTGAGGGCTATGCCGAACTGAATGATAATAATGAAGTTGACTGCTTGGTAATTGATAAGTGTGAAGTTGATACAGGAAAGAGAAAACTAATCAATACAGATGTTCTGAAGGTAAAAGAGGGTTATGTGAAAATCATTAACGGTGTACTTAGGCAATAAATACTCCATTTTAACCAGAAAGGAATAATAATATGAAACGACTTAAATTTGAAATGTGGGAATATAGAAGTAAGCCTGATGAACCGGTAAACGGAATCATGTCACGATTTACCGATGGAAGAGGAATATTCACTGACTCTTGGTGGAGTAGCCCTCCAACTTCAATTGATCATGTAGGATTTGGTTATCTTCGAAATCCACATAGGCATCCGAACGTAGCGAACGAAAAGCATGTTGAGTTCATTAAGAAACGTTTCAAGGAAGAAGTAGTTAAGTGCAAATCTGAGTAAAAGTTTTATTATTCGATGAGGTGATAGCGGAATGGTTAAACAAAAAGTTAGAATTGATTTTTCGTACAGCCAACTTGGGGAATTAGGCTACAGGTATTCGCTTATGGAAGGTGGATATCTAAGCAGAGACTTAGCAACGATTGTCATCGATAACCGAAGACCGTACATCAGAGAAGTTATGCAATATACTGACTGTGCCGAAGAACAGCACTTAAGGAATGTCGAAGAATTAAAGGATAAAGGGTACTTACAAGACGATAAAATTTAGGTTTCGTAGGGAGACGAGATATGACCAAAAATGATCAGATAATTGGGATTGGCAACACTGCCCTTTCACTCATTCCTGAAGAAGGCGAAACACTTATCATTAGAGGTGGACTTGGGAACAAGTCGCTCAATCAGACAAAAAGGGAAAACAATAAATTCTATGAACGGAAAGATGAGAATGAAGAGTGGATTGAAATACCTGATTATGTTTGGAGACTATATCAAAGAATGAGCAAGATGTTTGACAGCGTACTATAAAACAAGAAATTCATTATAAAAGGAGTTAAAATACGATGATTATAAAAATTGATTGGTTAACTCGGAACCTATATTCTCAACTCTGCCCCATCAGCTCCAGCAAATGTGAATCGGTATACGAGTTAGACTACAAGATTCAACGCTGCATCGATCTCGGTAAAGTAACGAAAGCCTCAAATGGTCTCAAACTTATCCAATATTATCGTAATCAATTCCATGTGAAGAACAATCAAATTATCGACATTGTTAAAACGAAGCACTCCTATGAGGTGAACGAAAAATCTAAGAATGCTCATTACAACAAATCTCACAAAGTTGTGGTCTAGAGGTGATTATATGAGACAGAAAAAGGAATCTGCTTATGATTTTCTAATTGATAGAGCTATCGATACTGCGGACTTTGAATGGGCGAAGGAGTTAGTTGAAGAGAAGAACAAACAAACTAATACGGCCTACACGATTGATGATATTGGTTGCGAATATGGAATTCTGGACAATGGAGTCATTCGTAAGATCCGAGGAGTTACTGAGAGTGAATTTATATACGAAGTACTCGTTAAGCTCCCAACAACCATTACATATAAGAATAAGTTAGTTGAATACGTACCGCAAACAATGACTGACAAAGTATTTCTATATGGGTATTTCAAAGGTGCAATGCAATCGTCATTATGGGGGAAACCAACATTTTAGAGGGAGGAACAAAATGAATATTACAGAGTTGGCAAGATGGGAATCGAGTGGAATCGGTCATGTAGAAAAATACTTGCAAGAGACTGTAGGTCAAGGTGAGATTGGATTGATTAATGGAGCAATCGTTGAAGACTTACTGACTTCAAGGGGGTTGAACATTAAGAGTGGAGATCCATCGAAGAAGTATTATGTTTATTACAATTACCATCCGACAAGTGGGTATAAGACTAGGTTTGAAATCTCTAGTCAAGGCATCAGGTATAAAGTAGATAAGCCAAATGGATTTTCGCTTCAAGCCTTTGTATCAGAGATAGTTATTCTAGATATTAAATATGACGATCAAACGTGAATTTGATGAGGAGACATGTAAATGAAAGACAGGATCATCCTAAGAAATTTATTTTCAACTTATGAAAAAGCAAACAAGGGAAAGCGAAACGAAGTTTATTACAACGATCACCTAAATAATCTGATTGTCTTTGAGCCTTATGACAAAGAATGCGACACAGATAGTATCTGCAATGGTATTGGAGTAGAGCCTTACAACTATCTAATTAAGGTTCTCAATGAAAAGAAAAATGTTGTCGTACACTGGACGCAAGTCGAAGGAACAACAAGCGATTACGATATCTTCTTTAATCACAATCCAATTGAATTAAAAAGCTTGAGTCATAAAGATATAATAGATCTCTTGTTCGATTCCGTAGCCAATAAGGCGGTTAGAATGAAGTATCGTATTGTCGATAAGATCGGAGTTATGTCATCAATTTCAAGAGAAGAGATGCAGGCAGTTCACAATAAAAGTGTCATTTCGAAGGGATTAAGAAACTAAAAAAGAGGAGAAATTAAATGTCAAAATTAGATGTAGCAATTCAAGAATTTGTTAAGAAGCATGAGGAAGAGGTGAATCGAAACAGGTATACATATGAAAAGAATAAGCTACTTGATTTAGTTGGTGATGATCTTGCCGAACTTATGAAAACTCATAAATGTTTTATTGCTGGAGGAGCAATTACCAGTATCTTTACCGGAGCAGAGATAAATGATCTAGACGTTTATTTCCGCGATGAGAAATCCTGTGTCGCCTTCGTCAAGCATTGTTGGGAAGACAGTATCGGGCGAGTCAATATGCTTACAAAAAAATCTATCCTAATGAGATCAAACGATCAGGATGTCCAGCTTATTCACTTCGATTACTTCAATACCGCACAGGATATTTTCAACACTTTTGATTTCACGGCATGTATGGGAGCCTTTGATTTTTCAACGGAACAATTCGTTTTGCATGATGATTTCATGAAACACAACTCTCAACGTATCCTCAAGTTTAATAAAGAAACTGCATTCCCTATCATTTCATTATTGCGTGTACAAAAATACAACAAGAAACAATACTCAATCTCCAAACCGGAATTTCTACGCATTGCAATGAAGTGTATGACGTTGAAAATTAACACTGTCGAGGAATTAAAGAATCATCTTGGAGGAATGTATGGAATCAACTACGACAAGATTATCAAATTTGAGGATGGAGAAGAATTTTCGTTAGATAAAGTTATTGATAAAATCGCAGACATTACTCATAGCGAAGACTACTTTAAGAAACCTGTAGAAACCACTTATGATGATTTGCAGGATGTTATCGATACTATTCAGAACAAAAGCCCTGTCATTGTCGAGTTAAAGGGAAGGATTTATAGAATCGGCTATAATAATTCGCTCAAGGCATTGTCTGAACGACCTGCTTCTTATCAAGAAATTTCAGCACAAACCTTTTTCGAGAATAAGAAGTTCTATAAATTTGTTGAGAAAGAAAATGAAAATACATATCGCAGCCATTATGATAAGACGTTCACATATGAAATTGGTCAGGGAGCAACTGCAAAAGGAGATTATCTGTATTTCAATGAACAATCTGAATTTATGACATCTTCATATAAAGGGAAGGGATCATTGATCGAGGCCACAATTCACCATGACGATTTCGTAAGAAAGGATGGAACTACAATTCTAACTAAGACATGCAAAGTAATTCGTGAGGTTCCAAAAGAAGAGTATGAGAAGTGGACGAAGCAAATTGATAATGATGAGTTCGAAAATATCTATTGGTAAATTAAAGAACAATTTGATCAGGAGTTGAGAATCGTGATCGATGCAAAGCTTCACGAATACCTAATAAGTAAAGGTTTTACAACTGATGAAGATATGGAGTTTTACAGACATTCCAACTGCCTTCGCATCACATTTAGTAGTGAAGAGTGGGAAGTCGAAGACATTTGTGACGAATGGATTAAAGATGGATTTCTAAGCGACACGTCTCGGCTAATTGAGATTATCGAAAGTCTATAAATGGAATATTTTATGAGGAGGAGAGGATAATATGAGGTTTATATTGAGAGATAAAGCAACTTCGCTGATGGTTGACGAAGATTATATTTACAATATCTACATTGGCTTGGATGGAAAGCCATATGAAGTTTCTGCTGCTTGTATGGGCGGGGATACTTGGTTGGACACAGAAGATGTGTCTGATAAGTACAGTGTTTATCTAGTGGGAGTAGATGTATCAATTGACTAACATTACGAGGAAATGATGTTTTGATAGAAAGTTAAAATAAGGAGATGATCATAAGAATTGGAGAAAGAGTTTGGCACATTCGGCAGAATGGCATATGCAGATTTTTGGGGAGTTGATGGCGGCGCATTAGATGACATCGTTTATCTTGAACGTATTTGCAGGATTGCAATTGAACGTTCCAACGCAACCATTCTAAAAGATGTTAAGCATAAATTTACTCCGCAAGGTTGCACAATTTTATTTCTTTTAAGTGAAAGCCACTTTGCTATCCATGCAGCACCGGAATCAAATTACATAGCTATTGATGCATTTACCTGTTCAGAAGATTGCCATCCAGATAAGTCAATTGATTATATGGCTCTAGTTCTTCAGCCAACGGTAATAAAAAGGAATTCAGTTATTCGAGGTGTACAGTAAGGAAGGAGGTTATCTAAATTTGCTTCTATTGTAATTATCATAAACACACAGATGGTTCGAACATCTATGTTGCGGATAGTTCGGTTAAGATTGAAGATTATGTTTCCCGCTCGAAAGAACTTGATCATAAGATCCTGACAAGTGTTGAGCATGGATTTCAAGGTAGATACTTTCATACGTATGATTTGGCTAAGAAAGCAGGATTAAAATTCATTTTCGGAACTGAAGCATACTGGGTTAAAGATCGATTAGAGAAGGATAAGACTAACTCACATATTTGCTTATTCGCTAAATCTGAAAAGGGTAGACGAGATATCAACAGGATTTTGTCTGATGCCAATATTGATGGCTACTATTATCGTCCTAGAATCGATCTTAACCTGCTTTCCACTGTTGATCCAAATGAAGTCTTCATTACTTCTGCTTGCTTGGCATTTTGGCATTATGAGGACATAGACGATATTGTACTCGACCTTCATTCCTACTTTGGTAAGAACTTCATGTTAGAGGTTCAATCTCATAATACTGAACCACAGAGAGTCCTGAATCAACGTATATTGAACATCTCTAAGCAACATGGCATTGATATCATCATGGGATGTGACAGCCATTTCATCTATCCTGAACAGGCACAGGAACGTGATGATGTATTAGAGGCCAAAGGTATCCGATATGAGAATGAAGATGGTTGGTATATGGATTATCCTGATGGTGAGACAGTCATTAAGCGTTTCAATGAGCAAGGTATCCTAAACGAAGAACAACTTATGAGGTCAATTAAGAACACTGAATTATTCCTTGATTTTGAAGATTATGATACGGATAAAGTTAAGGTCTTCAGCAAAGATATTAAGTTGCCTACGCTGTATCCTGATCTAACTCAGCAAGAAAGAAACAAGAAGTATACAGATTTATTGAATAAAGAATGGAAGGAATTCAAGGTTACAATTCCACAAGAGAACCATAAGAAATATGTTGAAGAGATCCGCAAGGAAGGACAAATCGTACTTAATACCGGTATGGCAGATTACTTCCTCATCGATCATGAAATTGTTAAACGAGCAGTTGAAAATGGGGGAGTCATTACTACATCGGGTAGGGGAAGCGGAGTATCCTTCATAACTAACACTTTACTAGGATTCTCTAAGGTTGATCGTATTGCGGCTCCAGTAAAGTTATACCCTGAAAGGTTTATGTCGGAGAGTCGTATTCTAGAATCGAAGAGTTTACCTGATTTAGATTTGAATCTTGGGAACCCTGAAATATTTGCTCAAGCACAAACAGAAGTACTTGGCGAAGGTCATTCATACCCCATGATTGCATATGGAACATTTAAAATTAAATCTGCGTTCAAAATGTATGCTAAATCTCAGAATCTTGATTTTGAGATTGCCAATGATATCTCGAAGCAAATTGAACAGTATGAGATGGATTTGAAATATGCTGACGAAGACGAAGAAGATTTGATTAATGTTTATGACTATGTAGATTCCAAATATCACGAGATTATAAAAGGTAGCGAACCATACACCGGAATTATAAGTGATAAGAAGGTACACCCTTGCGGCTATCTTATTTATCAAGGAAATATCAAAGAAGAAATAGGACTATTGAGAATTAAAAGCGAGTCAACCAAGAAAGATGTCTTAGCGGTTCTAATGGATGGCGATACGGCTGAGAATTATAAGTTCCTTAAAAACGACTTGCTCAAAGTAGACGTTGTTCAAATTATCGCTCAAACATATAAGCGAATTGGTACTCCCATTCATACGGAATCAGAGTTGTTGTCGGTCATTAAGAATAATCAGAAAGTGTGGGACGTTTACGCTAATGGGTTTACGGTAGGTGTTAACCAAGTTGAAAAGACATCGACCACTCAAAAGATTAAACGCTTCAAGCCTCAAAATATATCGGAGTTAACGGCATTCATCGCCGCAATTCGACCAGCGTTTCAATCCATGTATCAAGTGTTCGAATCAAGGAAGCCTTTCTCATATGGAATTTCAAGTTTCGACGATTTAATTCAAACAGAAGAGATGCCTAACTCATTTGTTCTTTATCAGGAGCAAACAATGGCTGCCCTTCAATATGCAGGATTTCCATCCGATCATACATACAGCATTATCAAGGCAATCTCCAAGAAGAAGCCAGATGTTGTTCGTCCACTCAAGGAGAAGTTTCTTAAAGGTTTTAGCGAAAAGATTATGGATCGAGAAAGCGTATCATTGGAACAAGCAATGGAGATGAGTGATCAGGTTTGGAAGATAATTGAGGACTCTGCAGGTTACGGTTTCAATGCTTCACATGCCTACAGTTATGCTCTCGACTCAGTTTATTGTGCTTACCTTAAGAGTCATTATCCATTGTACTTCTATGAAGTATTGCTTCGTTACTACTCAGAAAAGAAGAAAAAAGATAAGGTAGCATTACTCAAACAGGAGATGCAAATTGGATTTGGCATCCGTGACGGTGGTATTAAGTTTAGAGCCGATAACCGTGAATTTGTTGCCAGTGTAAATGACCAATCGATATATTCAGATTTGTCTGGTGTTAAGTTTATGAATAAACGAGTTGCAGATGAGATGTATCCACTTAGAGACAATGCATATGAATCGTTTACGGATGTCCTTATTGATATTGAAGAAAAGACAAGTATCGATTCTAGACAACTTACTATTCTGATTACACTTGATTACTTTGCCGAGTTTGGCAAGAACAATGAATTGCTTCAGATCAATTCGGTATTCTCATCAGGAAAGGAAACTTACAAGAAAACTCACAAAGATGAGACTAAAGCAAAGCGAGCGGCAATCATCAAGGAAAAGGAACAAGAAATTAGAAACACATTGAAGAACAAAGATATCCCCTTTTATGAGTTAATCAAATTTCAAAAAGAGTATCTAGGATTCGCAACGGTTAAGTATCCGAAGGCCGAGAATTATGCTGTCGTATTGGAAATCGATACAAAGTATAAGCCGAGGATTGTATTTTATAATCTGCAAAATGGTGAAGAGTTTACAGCTCGGATAGAGAAGAAGAGGTTTTATGATTATGATCAGAATCCCAATCTTAAGGTTGGAGATGTCATAGTCATCTCTGCGAGAGAAGAGAAGAAGCGTCAAAAGAAAACCGATTCGGGTTATGTTGAACTCGATGAGACTGAATTACATATTAAGAGTTGGAACAAATACATTAAAGAGTGAAAATACAAAGGAGACATCGAATGGCATTTAACGAAAAGATTCATCCATACAAAATTCTTGAACGGAGAAGCAAGAGTGATTTGGATCGGAGTATAGAGGAACTGGAAAGGAACAATGGATGGACACTGGTTTATCGAGACGAGTATAAAAAAGGAAAGACGACAATCTATAGAGCAAAATTCGACATGAGAACTGGTCATCTGAATGGTCGGAATGGATGAGGAGTGATTGATTGGCAAAGAAGAACCAAGGAAAAGCATTTGAGGAACAACTCCAATTAAGCAGTAAAAATACAAAGTTATTCTTCTATAGAATAAAGGATCAATCAATTCCAATCGAGATGCGTTCAAAGGTTCCCGTTTCTAAAAACAAGTACGATTGTATCATTTTCGATTCAGGCCACTTATTCACGCTTGAATTGAAATCAACGGGAAACAAGTCGATCAGTTTTGATGAGAAGATAATTAAGCAGCATCAAATTGATAATCTGGTTGAAGCCAATACATATGATGGAGTAATATCCGGTTTCATTTTTAACTTCCGCGAGTATGAAAATGCGACATACTTTGTTGGCATCGACGAGTTCAACAAGTATAAGGATGTGGCTCAATCGGAGTCCTCTGAAAGTAGTTATGTGAAGTTGAATAAGAGTTCGATTCCGTTAGAGGTGTGTGAACAAATAGGAGTTAAAATACAATGTTACAAAAAACGAACAAATTTCCATTACCATATTAAGACGTTTGTTGAAGAGGCTATTGTACGATACGGAGGTAGCAATGAAATCTGAATACAGTATAAATAATGAGTCAGGAATTTATCAGATTAGAAATGTAATTAATAATAAAATCTATGTTGGATCTACCATTAATTTAATTCAAAGAAAAAAGGCTCACGAATATCTTCTTAGAAAGAATAAACACAAAAATGATTATTTGCAAAATTCATGGAACAAACATGGCGAAGATGCTTTTGTATTTGAAGTACTTGAAGTTGTTGATGATATTCTATTTATCTTAGTAAGAGAACAATATTACATAGACAAAACAGAATCCTTTTTGCGAATTCATGGATACAATATTTTTCCACACGCCATAAAATCTGGACAAAAAGTACCCCAAGAAACCATAGATAAAATAAGTATTACCTTAAAAAAATTGGATTTTGCAATGCGTGGGAGTAACCATCCGAACAGCAAATTAATTGAAGATGACGTTGTTAAGATTCGCAAACTGGCAAAAAGCGATGTCACAATAAAGTCAATAGCAGAACAATACAATATAGATTTGACCGTTGTTTACAGGATAATAAATGGAGAAAGCTGGAAGTCAGTGTCCTCAAATCGCGTAGTCAGAAAAAACCAAAAGCATATTCTAACCACTGAGGATGTTGTTGATATTAAGAATGACTTGCTTAATAAAGTGTCCTCTGCTGATTTATCAAGAAAATATAAAGTTGATCATTCTACGATATTATTAATAAAGAATGGAATCAACTGGAGTCATGTCGCACCCGAGTTAAACACAGCAGGAATAAAATCCAATCTCCCTAATAAGAGAAAGAAGTTAGACATTGAAAAAGTCAAAAAAATAAAATTAGATTTGTTATTGAAAAAATCAACCAAGTCGATTTCGGAAAATTATAATGTCTCACAAAGAACAATTCAAGAAATAAAGAGCGGAAAATCGTGGAATGATGTTGAAATTGATAAAGACACTTAAGAAAAAAATTGTGGATACATTGTCCAACGAATAGGACAAATCATAAAAGGAATACATAATATTAGAGGTGATTAAATGGGGAAATACAATTGCATAGAAGACTTACCAGAGGTTATCGAGCCACTTGATCTAAAGGACTTTTTGAAGATAAGTAAGACTGCTGCATATGAATTGGTCAAATCAAAACAGTTTCATGTCGTGAAAATAGGAAGAACATTCAAGGTTCCAAAGAGGGCGTTTCAGCAATGGTTTGAGGGAGACAATAATGAGTATCGGGCTAATGCCTGATGCTCTTTTTTTATTCAGTTTGCTTGATGCAATTGATGCAAAAGTTGATGCAAAACCTAGTGGGAATAGATGTGAAACGTTGGTATGACAAAAGAATGAGACCATCTGTACACACACGAATTACCCCTTGATACTCGTACATATTGGGATTAAATCGGAATCAAATGGACGATTTAGGAATGAGCCATTTAGTCATATGAGGACATCTATCTATCGGTGAATTTGTTGTTATACCGGGGTTTGTTACATGTTATAAATTGATTTGATGCAAACTTGATGCAAAAGGTGTTTTGGGTTATAATACAGGAAAGGACAAGTCAGAGGAGTGAGCGGATGGCTGAGATACGCAAAAATGAAGAAGCGAAGAAGAATCCTTACTGGTTTCAAATCATGGTGAACGGTAAACGTGTAACGAAACGAGGATTTAAATCAAAGACAGAAGCGAAACTTGCAATGGCTGAAGTGGTGAACGAGTTAAACAAAGGTGACTATGTTGATCCAACAAAAATGACATTCGGTGATTATTTCAAAGACTGGATTGCGAATAGAACTAACTTGGCAACGACAACACGAATCACATATGAATCGTATTACAAAGTTCATATTGAAGATAAATCAATTGGCAAAATTCCGTTACCTAAGTTATCGGCATTGAATGTGCAAAACTTTATCAAGGAACTTAGGGAAAAGCCATTATCAGATGGAATGGTTAAGGGGATATTCAAGACAATAAATGCGTCACTGAATGCTGCTGAGAAAATGGGCATCGTCAATAAGAATGTAGCGGATAAGATTGAGAAGCCGACTGTTAAAAAGCAGGAGAGAAGTATCTGGAGTAATGATTCCATTAAGCATATGCTCACCTTGTCAAAAGGGGAATCGCGATATTGGATAGCTGTATTTTTGGCTATTATGACCGGGATGAGGCAAGGAGAGATACTTGGTCTGAAATGGTCTGATGTAGATATAGAAAAGAAACTCATTTACGTTAGACGTGGATTGCGGAAGGATTCAACGGAATTTACAGATCTAAAAACAGAAAAGAGCAGACGTATTATTTCGATTTCTCCGAGGACGGTAGAGGTATTACAACAACATAAAGAGATGATCGAACTTGAGAAGTTATCAAAGAAAAAATACACAGACCATGATTTAGTTGTTTGCACCAGTAAAGGAACACCGAGTAGTTCGAGTAGAATCATTGCAACTTGGAAAAGAGTTCAGGACAAGTATAAACCGGAGAGTGAGCCTAGAATTACTTTCCATGATTTGCGACATCAAAGCGCAAGCATTATGTTGAATGATGGAACGGATATTCGAATCGTATCTCAACGTTTAGGCCATTCAAATGTTTCCACGACATTGAATGTTTACTCACATTTATTGCCGAACGCTCAGGAAGAAGCAGCACAAAGTTTAGATAATCTTATAGCCGATGATGTAATGAAATAAAAAGAGGCTCCCCAATCGCAAATTATGTGAAAGGGGAGTATTTTTACTTTATGAAAAGGAAATATAAGGGAATTTATATACTATATGTAGTGGTAAAACTTTAAATGGATACAACATATAGACGAAAAATGACCATGAAACACTTATTTTATCGCTTGTTTTTCAAGCCATTCGAGGGATTCATCGATAATAATGTTGATAATATTCATTTGCTTCTCAGAAGGAACCACTTTGAACTTTGCAAACAAACTGTTGATGACTACTGAGGACAATATTTTCTTATCTTCAAGCAACTCTAAATTAACCACATCATGAATGTACTCCGTAACCATGTCGGCAACATCTAGAATGAATTTTGCATCGTTCATAAGCTTGGAATCGATACCTAATTTTTCGATGATATCGTCCACGATATGAATCCCTTTGTCGATTTCCTCTGTCACATTTTCAATAACATCTACTGCGTTATATTTATTGCTTAAAAACACAATAGCTGCCACTAATCCAATAATGCCAAATACCGTAGCGCCAATTACATAAATATCATTCATACAATAATCCTCCTTGTTAAGTTTGTTATTTAGTCAGCGATGCTTTTTTAGTAGTGGAATCGTATCCGACCTTGGCTTCGAAGAAGTTACCCGCTTTTCTGACCTCTACAAAACTAACTCCGTTACGAACCAATCCATCAACTGTTTCAATGACATCTCCATTGATAAGATCAATCTTGATTGGAGAAATAACCTGATTGTCAGGAGATGTCGGTGTAATCGGTTCTTGATTTCCTTTGCTTTCAGTCACATAAGAAACGCTGAACATTTCACAAATGGCCTTAGCCAATTCTTCTGCACATTCCTTGCGATATGCATCAGTCAGCAGCAAAGCGGCATCTTCTTTCGATGTCATAAATGCGCACTCCACCAACACCGATGGCATTTTCGTCTCTTTGAGAACGTAAAAATCCGCACTCTTAACTCCTCGGTCAGGTAGCTTAGTTCCACCAATCAAGTATTTATGAATAATCGAAGCATATTTCTTACTTGCTTCGCTGGCTTTTGTGTAATGAAATGTTTCGATTCCCCTTGTGTTATTCCACTCGCCATTTCCAACCGCATTGGCATGAACGGATAGATAGAAATCTGCATTTTTGGAATTAGCTAAAGCAGTCCTGTTGGATAGAGGGGTATCAATGTCAGTTGGAGCAACGAGCAAAGTATCAAATCCACAGCGTTTTAGATGAGCGTCCAGATGCTTTACAACAGACCTATTAAACTCATTTTCATGCATAAAATTAGCACCGGTCTCTTTATCATTGATTCCAATAGGAGTCCGCTTTCCTGCAGTTTCCATTCCATGCCCATCACATAAAGCAATTAGCTTCTTCACTTTTGTTTCATCTCCAGATGTTTTTGTTTTAATCATTAAGCCAGAACCTAATTTCCTACCCCAACCGCTATCCTCTGGGAAGAAGTATGAAGATCCGCCTCCATCACCATTAAGGGCATCCTTACAGCCAAGTTGGAACATGATGTCTACAAGTGTTGATAATTCAATTTCTTTACGTGTTCTCACAACCACTAAAGTTTTAGAATCACGCAAGCCAACTGCTGTTCTATAGGTAGGACGCGACCACACATCGGAACCTAACTGATCTCTCTTGATGCTCTCTTGAATTATGTCTTTACCTGAGTGAATAAGTCTCGGCGATCCTTCTAATGCCCACTTGGAGCCAACAGGAGCCTTGCCAATGTGAAGCGAACCATCGGCAGACATATATAGTTCTTCTCTTGGAATTGTCTTAGGTATATCACTGACTATAACTTTACCTTCATGAATAACTCTTCCGATGGGGATACCATCATCTGTATTTGCGTAATTAAAATTTATCGCTGCATCTGCCTTGAATTGTTTTGCCATGCTTGCGACAGTTCCGCCAACTGAAAACATCGAACTTATGTCATGGGTATTTGTAGAGACGACGACATAGGAGAGGGGGATTCCCAGTATTGTTTTTTGAGTTATCAATCACAAAACCTCCTTTCATGTTGTATAAAATGCTAGTTTGATCTACAATATAAAGAGAACGGCATCTCCATTAATGCTCCCGCGAAGGGCTTTTTGGTAAATGTCGTTCTTTATTTGTTTTCTTCTGAGGGTATTTCTCCAACTTTGTTTTTCAAAATAGAGATTAAACTCTTTAACTTGGAGGGTAGTGGAACCCCCATTTTTCCACCGTTCTCGACGATTGAAACAAACTCAATGACGCAGAATGCAGCAGAGATACCGTCTGTGACAACTCCATTACTCTTCAACACGGCAGTCTCGATTAGTAACACTGAGCCGATTAGTAGTAAGGTGTAGATTTTCTTAAAGAGGCCGCGATAACCTTTAGAACTTTGAAGCCCTTCATTCATCGCTCCTGCCATCAGGCCGGTAATGAAGTCTATAGCCATCAAACCAATTAGAATAGTGAAGACCAACCCAAATATTCCAGTTGTTATAGAAACAATTCCTCCGATGACTCCAATTAATGCTTTAATAAACAAGTCGGCTCTTTCCACATTGTCACACCTTCCATAATTGAAAAACAAAAAGACCCCCGAAGTGGAGGTCTTCTGATGTTGCAGTTGTTGCACCAAACATCTAAATATCTTTGCCAAGTATGACCACATTGAAGAAAGCCTTCGCATTTCCGCGAAATCGATCAAAATAAGAATGCTTGTATGATCGAATTAAATTTAATAAAGTTTGTTTGACAAAATACAATAAATCAGATTTCGTGTCTAACCCATGCTTTTTATTTAAATAATGTCTATTTGCTATTTGCATATAACCAAGTTTTTTTCCATTAATACGACCATCTTGACTTTGCATATGGTAACAATATGCTTGATTACATCTTAGTAACTTATAATTCTTACTGACCGCTGTCGAAAAATCCCAATCTTCTAACCATCCATATAACGATAACTTCTCATCGAACCAAAGATTTTTAATCGCAGCAACTCTAAATGCCATATTACAACCATATAGACTTTTTACGGGCGTTATTTCATAGGCATCGTTTTTGCTATAAAGCATTTTTCCATCTTGCAATGGGAACCCATCCACGCCACCTATTTTATAATCAATATCTTCTTTAAAAATGTTCACGATTATTTCAATATAATCATCTTCCAAAACTATATCGTCGTCAAAGAAAAAAATGATATCTGCATTTTTATTTGTATTTTTGATTCCAATATTTCTTTGAACAGTCAGTCCTTTTTGATCAGTAAAGATGTGATTTGCATTGATTCCTTCTACACTTAAAAGTCCAACGTGATCGCCACTATCTACGATTAATAACTCATCAGGCAACATTGTTTGGTTCGAAAGAGATTTGCACAATCTTTTCAAATCTTCGCGTCTATCTTTCGTCGCAATAATCACAGAAATAAACATAGAATCATCTCTCCTCTGAATATTTTTGTTCTGTGCTGCATCACTCTTTTTTAAATGCATGATACAAAATGTATCTATATATTAGACGATATCATATTATTTCCGCACTAACAAGCAATTTGTAACAAAATTATCCGATGTACTCTATGATACACAACCCAGCAACATCTGCATGATTAACCGCGCTATTGGAGGTAAGTACAAGATGCCGCAAATCATCTGAACTGCAACGATGCCAAAGCGTTGATGCTGTTTGTGCGTTAATGCCTAGTGATGGGTTATCTGAGGTTGGGGTAGCAGTTAGCAAAGTTGTTGGAGAGCCGCCGCTTGATCTTAAGGTAATAGACCAACCTGTTGCGGTACTTGACGTTACACCGGGAGCGAGGTAAATTCTAGCAGCAACGACAACCACATTCATCGGCAGAAATACATCCCATGAGTTATTTGCTACTGGAAGACCACCATTTGCCGCATTTCCGAGATGGACAATTTTACGATCAGCGGTAGCGTGACCATTTAAGTGCCAATTATAAGTGGTCTCCCAGATGTATTTACTATGGTCGGCGTAGGACATCCCTTTTCCTCGACACATAGTAAATCTACAAAGTGCGTGACCACCTGAATTTGTCCCCGTTGTGACTATAAAATCACTAGGATCGTCCCAGTGCCATATTTCGCAATTGTCGTACAATATCCTTGGTGATTGACTATAGCCTTCTGAACCGTGTGTATAGGAATGTTTTCCTTGGAGTGTGCAGTTAGACCATGTAATAACAGGGCCGGGTTCGTTGCCAAATTCGAATTCGACATTCACACCTCTTACACGAGCGTCATTTAGGAATTGTTGTGTAGATGTATCAACATTGTAAAATCCTACTGCCCCGAATCCCCACTCACAATGGAATAACTTACATTCAGCGGTGGGAACTTCTACTCGTGTACTATACATCCCGAAACGTGAAGCGCCGTTATTATGCCCTTGGTTACGGAAGACGAACATAGTCCCGCCAATCGATGTACCATTATAGTACATGTAAGATCCTCCGAAAATGCCGATAGATCCGCCGTAAGCCATATCGATAAAGGAACCGCCAGCGACTTCCATATTACAAGCATAAAAATTGTAGTTAACAAACTGATCGCCTACTGTGCCTACGGATTGGGGAACATATAAAAATTTATTCCAATCGCCGTTAACATTACAATGATGCCATGACATTTCCGAGTTAACATTTGTTCCTAATAGTTGGAGTCCATACATCCAACTGCCACCCCATACACAGTTGGAGAAAGAGAAGTTTTGAGCGCCACCGGTTGACGTACTTTTCATCCAACATGCATTGGTTTTATTATTTGCTACAAAAGCGATACCTTCAAATTGCAAGTGCATCCAAGCGTTATTGTTGATAAGCAGATAGGATTCAGCGACAGATGGTTGAAAATAGATGAAGGTTGTAAATTTTCCATCTCCCTCGAATCGGAGTCCTAGTGTCTTTGTTGTGGATGTACTTTTCATCATAGATTCAGGCTGAGTAATAATGTACTCTCCCGCAGGAATATAAAAGACATAGTTCGGTCTACGGTCTCCGTCACCACCACCCGCAACACTAGGCATCGTCTCAATATTTGCATAAATGAAATCCCAAGTAGCTTTGAAAGCCGCCGAATCATCAGTTACGCCATCGCCTTTTGCCCCGAAGTCCTTTACACTTAGTCTCGTAGTTGGAGAACCGCTACTACCGCCGCTTGTCGAAATTGTAATATTGGAAGAACCGTCAAAAGACGCTGAACCGGTTACTCCTCCAGTTAAGGTAATAGTTCTCGCTGTCTGTAATTTAGCAGCCTGATCTACAACACCGTTATTATTGGTATCATAAACAGACTTGAGCATATAACTCGAACCGCCACCGCCAGAGCCTATCGAATCTTGGACAGTCGCGTCTAACTTACCCAATGTAATTGTGCCATCTTCGATAATGTTACCTTTTATTTTTTGTACGCTCACAGTGTAAATTATCACCTCACCATATATGATTTTAAAAACGCAAAATAACCATTCGAGAGGAGGATGGGAGAGGGTCGTGTTATTTGTAGCATTTTTAGGAAAAACAAAAAGCTCCCCATTAAAGAAGGGAGCCAAAATATTGCATAATATTACCTTGCATTTACTCACGAATACTCGTTAATTCTCCGTTTTTCTAGAACAAAATTTCGATAAAATCCCAATTTCGTTTATTAAAAAAGTCAATTATTTAAGAAGCATTCTCCGTAATATGAATATCTTTTATTTTTGCAGGAATTCCCACAGCCAAGGAATTGCTCGGAACATCGTTTAGCACAACCGCATTTGCACCTATGGAAACATTATCGCCTATTGTGATTCCACCTATGACCTTCGCTCCAGCCCCTATATACACATTATTACCAATTTTAGGTGCTGCACCATTTTTATTGCCTAATGTTACTTGATGAAACAAGGTTACATTATCGCCTATTACAACACGAGGACTTATTATCAATCCGTTCCCATCATGTAATATAGATGCATGTTTGCCTATTCTAGTCTGACGTGGAATATGTGCTTTACCCATTATTCTAACTATCAAGATGTCTAATACCTGATATGTTATTAATAATAACTGCCTCACTATGGGTATTTTTACTCTATAGTGAACGATATTTCCGAACCGATAGACTCCGAAAACGAAGAACCCAATCGGGCCACGAATTCTTAGACACTCTCTAAAGAAGCTTATCATTGTCCAATCATCCCCTTACATTTCCATATACCTATTTATCCACTATAACACAAAACATAATTCGACGATGATATTGTTTATCATTTAAAACAAATCAGTTGTCATGCAGTTGTTTCTACCTTTTCCTTCTCTTTTTTCTTTTGGAATTCTCTATAAATCTGATCGTAGATTTATACAACTTATAACCGATTAAACCAACTAGTATACCACTTACAGGTATTAGAATTGAAATCATTGGTATTTCGTTTTTAATCACTTTTACACCCGATTTCTTAGACTGCTTATTATCACATCACTACTAAATAGAACGTCACATCTACGTATATAAAGAGGGTGTGCCAAAAGCATTTTCACTAAAGGTTTTAAACTTCCCACAAATAGGAATATAGACCCAAATACATCTCGATGTCAATTAAAACTTAGAATTAATTTACATTGATGTACCCATTGCATCCTTCCATGTTGAACCGTTCCACCAAATTGGCTTGTCGAGAGTAGTATCGTAATAAGGATCTCCGTCAGCGTTGTTACTAGGTCTCTGCGATGTTGTTCCGATGCGATAACTTATTCTCCTAATAATCGTAGATAACACGCCGAGATTCGTGAGAGTTAAAGTGTCAATAGAATTCCCGTAAGCCGTTACTAAACCCAATACTTCAATACGTACATACGCCGATGGTCTTCCCGTACCTAAATCTCCACCGCCTAGACGATCCTTGTAAAATGTATTTTCATTGATTTTAGCGACCGCATTGTCCCGTACCCTAACTATGGATTGAGCATTGTTATCGAATCCAATTCCGCTAAATGTATTGCCTTCAATTATTGCAGATGTGCTGTCTGCAACATTGATTCCTTCAATCGACATATCAATCACAAAGTTACCCTTTATTTCTGCGTAAGTTCCCGTTCCGGTTAAAGACATCAGGGATCTCGCTTGACCAAAGTGATTATTTTTTACAATGATATTCTTACCTACACAGTTTGCAAAAACATTGTTTGTTGCCACTGCACTCTTCGACATAAATGTGCTGCTTTCAATCGTTATATTTTCGCAAACATCAGATGAAAAATTTTCGATTGTTATGAAAGAAGAAGGGTTTTTATCAACATAAACAACTGAATTCAACCCATACTTCACATCGGTGCAACCGAAGAACCCCGGCGTACAATCCCTAAATTCATTTACCGCAATATTTACATCTGTTACATTGGTGAATCTTGCCCCCCCACCGCCTAGAGGACTAAACAAATGGTTACTCGTAAATATTAGTCCACTACAGTCCTTGGCAACGTATTGACCCTCGGCAGCTCCGTTGTTTTTGAATACGCACGTTTCTACTGTAATTCGTTTCGTTCTTTCTGTTAGAACTAGAATACCCGAAGCAGTGTTTTCTTCGAAGAAACAATCGCTTATTACGATATCTTCGCAGACTCTTCCAGTTTGAGGCTCGATGTCTATACCGCAACTAGGTACAGTTCCGTTTGTTAACGAGAAGTTGGATGATGTTACTTTACCGCCGATCAATGATTCAATTGAAAATCCTTGACGCCTATTATTTATGCATTTGACGTTGTCAACGGTTATATCCCTACATTGGCTTTCTTCAAAAGTTAATCCCGTAGTATCCAAAATCATATTCGTGTTAATTCCATCGCCCCAACAATCTTTAATTGTTACATTTTCAATCTTTATATTAGAGCTTGAGAATATACCTATTCCGTATCCCCATTCACCATCTACACCATTATGGTCGCTTCTGTCACCGATGATAGTTCCGCCGTAAATACTGGAATTTTCCGCTTGAACGAAATATATAATATTGTAACTTCCGTAAATAGTAGGTATCTGCTTGAGTACCGCCATTGTATCTAGAACGAGTCGGATATTACTTAGAACTTTTATTCCTCCGCCTTGTCCTCTATATGTATCAGTTCCCGTTGCCCCTTGGATCATATAAGTTCCAGCGGGAAAGTAAACTGTTCCTATTCCGTTTGCATGAGCGTATACAATCGCGTTATTTATGGAAGTTGTATCATCCGTGATTCCATCGCCCTTGGCGTAATAGGGATACGATCTAACATTTATTCCACGCTGCTCAACATCAGCCTTAAGCACATCGATATCTTCCCGAAGAGTGAGAGCGTCGCTTTCAGTTAAAACGCCTTGAAACCACTGAGCATAAACTTCAACATCCGCATCAACTCCACCCGGAATTGTGAATGATGTTGTACTGGTCTCAACAATGTTTCCGTTCTGAGGAACATTGCCAACGGTTATGCTTAGAAAGTTTTTGCCTACCTCATACGAACCAACATCGGATATACTAAACAGTGTTTGTCCCGATGTCGCGATAAATGATTTGTTTTTAATGGCAAAGGCTGTTCCTCCGGAACCATCTCCACCAACAATAGTAATCCATGTGGAACCATTCCACATTTTAATCATTAAGTTGACGGTATCAATCCAAATATCTCTAGTGTGTGGATTGGATGGAGGAGTAGAGTCAACGGTAATTCTGACTCCCTTAATCTTATCTACTCCAGAATTAATCAATTCGTCGATAAGACTATTTAACTTTCCTCTCAACTCTTCGGCTTGGCTATCCACCGCTGCTTTAAATTGTGCAGCAGACATGATTGGACGGTCAGGTTGATTCTTATGTAAAAAGGAGAATCCCGGTAATTTATTATCTTCTAAAGCCAAATTGTCACCTCCTGAAGAAATCAAAAAAGAGAAGGTCAAATTGACCCTCTCTACGAAACGACTATTTCATTGTCTTTCCCTCGTCTGCTTCAATACTTTTGACACAGTGATTTTTGTCTATTAAATTCAATAAGCCACATATAAAATTACATAGAGCGCAGTCCCGTTTGACGAGACGTTTCCCCATTCTGCTACTAATAGTTTCATCGGGAAAACCTCCGAGTACAGTATTGAACAACTGATCGATGGCGATTAGGATGTTATAGATGTAACGCATATTAATCCCATGATATTAGTGCGACTTCTTCGTTTGAACCCGCTAAATCAACTTGATTCTTTAGTAGCCAATACTTTGAAATCATATTGTTCTTATGCGCCAATCCGTGTAGGAACACGGTTTTAAACTGTGCGAATGAATGATTCTGTGGAACATTTGATGCTTTCCAAACTACAGGTTCTGGTACTAATTCGGCTGTAATCGCGTTGAGCATTCCGCCCAGGTTTATTTGACTGTCATAATCAAAACTATAATAACTATCCGTGCCTAGTGCGTTTGATGTGAATCCTGCTAGAATAGATTCGTTGCAACGTCGATTTAATTCAGCAATTTTTTGTTCTTTATATGGGGCAATTGGTGTTGTGAAGTTGAACTCTAACTTTCCAGTTGCAACATTAACTCGATAATCCACACATTGTGCAAAATCTTGTGCACGTTCTCCGAATTCTAGTTGAAGCATACCGACTGTTAACGGATTACGATTTGTTAGAGCAGTATAGAATTCGAAATCTTGAGCTGTTGTTGTCGACACTACCGAACCAGAACGTTCACCAGTATCTGCAATTATATTACCTGTCAATAACTCATAATAAATCCTTCTTCCAATTTGCATAAGAAGATATTCCCCCTCAATTATTCAACAGCTACCCAATCGTATATATACCCCGGAGCGCCGTAAGCAGTATAAAGAGCAAAGCCAGATGCATTAACGTAATATCCACTACCGCCGTTTGAATAATAATACATAGTGCTGCCGCCATCGAACGACCTTATAGGAGTTCCGTTATTTGTGAAAAATGAACTGTAGATACTGAAAGCACTTGGATTTTGTCGTGCTACTCCAACAATAAGTGAAGGTGTAAAACCTATTCCGCTTACTGCGAAGTAATTTCCGTTAGGTAATGTAGCTGATCCAGAAGCAACCTTCTTGCCAACAAAAGCAGTTCCTAGCAATCCGAATAGATTAATTCCACTTCTAATATTTTCAGCTATAAAATCAGGATCGTCGGCATACACACCCATTTGTCCCTGTTGCTCAGATGTGCCGGTCAAATAAGCGCCTAACGGTATTCTTAAATGAATCCTTCCCGGCACAGTAGGAGGCATAAATACATCCGCTTGTCTCCAACCCGGATATACTTCACTGCCAAGGACAGGCATAGTACCTTGTAAACCGAATATGTTTTTATTACTAGGAATGTTAGCGGGGATAAAGTCGGGGTCATTTAACTTGACCTCGGGATAACCAACGCCTCCAACTGCATTAGTGACATAGGCTCCACTAGGAATCCTTGCCCATATATTTCCTGCGCCAGCAGTAGTATTTACAACATCTGTAACGCCATCTCGACTAGGCATTATTCCTGTGCGTTTCGTTTTTGCATCTGTGTCATAATATGTTCTACCAGATAAAACTTGAGCGCTTGTGGCATTGCCTGTCAGTGCTAAGGTTCCTGTGATTTTACCTCCTGCATATGCTGTTTTTGAAGCAAGAATATCTCCAGCAACGGCAGTTGCATCACTCGTATCTGTTCCTGTATTTATACTTCCAACCTTACTAGCCAATTGTGTAAATGTATCGCTACCTGATGCTGGAACCCCTTTGCCAGTAATAGCGGTAGCGACCGCATTCTTCCCATCACTGACAGAGGTAAAAAGTTCATTCCAATCCGCTGCTCTGATATGATATGGCTCTAATTCTATTTGTAAACTCGCCAATTCTGTATTTTCTGCTGTTGTCTTATTTTCCTTTGTGTACAAAAATGTGTACCTATTGCTTTTTGCTGTTAAGGTTGGATCATTTGCTGGCAGGTCGAATTTCACTTTTTTCAACTCCTCTAAAATAAAAAATCACCCGACATTGGGTGACATCATTTCTTATATTTGATTACTAGATTGAACATTGAATTATTGATAGCCTCAAGGACAATCTCATCGCCAACCTGTAGAGTGTCGCCAGTCTTATTGGGAACGTTGGTTATCGTATTCGCTCCACCCTGCAACCGTATATCTGCCTTTCCGGTTCCCACGGCAACAACTACGGCAGAATAGGATTTATCGTACGGAAGTTTTTCTAACTGTGCTTTAATACGATCATCGATCAATTTTAAATATTTATCAAAGTCTGTTTCCATATTTTCTACTCCTATTCGAGAGGCCTACTCTTCCAAACATCTACCTTCATAGTCGAGCCAATATTCAGCGGAATATCTATCCCACTGATAATGTATCTATCTCTTTTAAGATCATTTCCACTGTCTTCAATAGTAATTATTTCCCCGACATCTAAATGGAACATTGGGACACTCGTCAAACTGGTTGATTCTTGAACGATAATCGCCTTCCTCAACTCATAAGCAGCTCGTTGAGTGGCAAGTGAAATGTTAAAAATAATATCATCATTAATCAATTTAACTCGCTCACCGATAAGTCCAACGCTAGTAGGCGAAAACAAATATGTATCTTGTGCCGAACCTTGTATCTGAGAGCCGTTTATGTTGTCGCCATAAACGTATACACTATTTTTCAATTGTGCGAAATCAAATCTGCGACTAGAACCTAAGTACGTAACTTCATTAGTGGAGTAGTCATGAACAGAAGGGTTAGCATCGTCATTTTCAACAGGTTGGAAGCGGAAGTGTCCATTCTTATCGTAGAAGCACTCGTAACTTATCATTTCAGCAAGTTTAATTAACATATCTCCAAAATTATCTCCACGGTCAAGTACCAGAGTATATGGCGTGGTAACAGTTGTAGGAGTAATAATTGGAGGCTTTACATCACCTATTTCAATTACTATAATCGTCCGAACTGCGGCTCCAATGTTCGTGCCAATAGGTATGATATAGTCTGTTTTTAAAGTTCCACTCAATGTCCCATCTAAAAGACTCCATTTATCATTGAGACTAAGGGAGGATACTGTCTCTGAAAAATTACTTGTTGTTTCAGGTTCAACCAAGCAAAAAATGCCGTTCGATAGAACGACATCATTTAATCCGCACGATATTTTAATTTTCGTATTTGCCCATATTCGACCTTTGTGATTGGGAGTGTATTTATTATCAATGTTTATCAAACTTAAATTCGCGCTTCTACGACTCCCATTCTGATAATGGATATTGATAGACCCATCCAAGAAATCCTCTGTGATATCCTCTGACACGTCCTCAAACTTATCAAGGAGTTCAATTTTATATTCAACATTTGCATTATTCCTAATGGCAACAAGATAATCATATTGGGCAGACATTACTCATCATCACCTACTTGAGTCCATCGGAAATTAATTGTGTACGGTTGTTCTGAGATGGTGTCCATATACTGATATGTGAAATCACTCGTTTGGACTTTGAAGATATCTCCGCTTGTGTTTTTCAGCAATTTGGTTTCACCATTAGAAATAAATTCTTCAACTAGGCGAAGAAGTTCATTATTGATTTCCATTTCACCAGACGATCCATAAGGCATCTCATACCATCCAGATAGTCCACCAACAGATATTCGATAAGGCATAGTCCGCAATCCACCACTATGAAACTTTCGTTTGCCTTGTCTCATAATAGGATATTTAGTGAAACCTTCGAACAACTTTGTATCCATGTTCAATACAATACTGTCACTTTCGATATTCAAATCAAATTTGTAAATGGTTTCGTTGTCCAAACTGCATAAGTACCATCCGAAGAAATCCGACTGATTAATGGTAATGATAGGAGCACCCTCAGTGCCATCATCAGAAACGGGGGAGACTTGATACTCATAGTTTGTTCTATTGGCTTGAAGGTAGTCTATATATTCTGTGGAGGATACTGCAAACTCACTAAGTAGAACAGGCGTGAATCTACCAAATTTCCTTCTGCGTATACGCCATTTGGTTATAGGTTTTGAAAATGACGAATAGTTACCGGCCTCAAAGTTTCCTTCAAAATTAGCAAGAAACACAGAGTCGGTTCCGAAATATTCGACCGTATCCAAATCTAAAATATCGTCATCTGATAGCAATTTATTTTTAACGTGGACTGCATCAAAAACACCACTACCAATCAAACTCACTTTATCGTAATTTCTATTTGCAATCACAACCTTATTACTAACATAAGATGAGTGGAAAGCGTTCAATCCAAAAAACAATATATTCACCAACTTCCATTTAGAGATATATCGTGTAAGTTGAAGTCTCAACGATTACCTTCTCTGGTTTGAGAGCAATTTTGATAAATTCATTAGGAATAGTTACAAGGTTGCTTAGGGCTGTTTTCCCATCGGCTACGAGATAAAATTGAGTCCCATTATATCCAACCCTTACTTCATCGCTTCCAAGAGTAATAATATCGCCAGAGAAACCGATAGGGAGTTTAACCCATAGGTGAATAGTGAAGTCGGTTGGAACAGTTTTATAGAATACAACTTTACTTGAGGGATCGACCTGAATTCCCTGACCAAATTTTCCTGCTGTAAAATAATATGTTCCAGTAGGGACTCCAGTTACTTGAACAACAGGAGACCATTCCAATCTCATACCGCCTGTATCATCTTCAGGAATGGAGACTAAATAACTTGCTGCGTCAGGTTGAGTGTAGGAGACATTAAAAGTGCGCTTACCGGTTGATGCTGTCATTTGATATTGTGATTCAGTTATAAGTTCAATTTTATAAGTTTGATCAGAAAGGAATCCATCTTGTTCAAATGCAATCGTATAGTCGTATTTCCAACCCGAATCAACCAATATGATGTCGTTATTGTCATAGAGAATAAACTTGTAACGACTATAAGGTATATTTTGAGCTTGGGTATAGTCGCCTGTAAATTTATATGCACGATTTGATAAGGTGACTGGAACGGTAATATTGAGAATGGGTGTGGCGTATGTCTTCAGGAATACAAAGTCCGACAGGACAGATGTGGAGCCTGAAAATACTTCTAACTGGTATTTGTAGTCGTTGTTGTTGACAAGACTATTCGCAGGTAAAGTAAATTGAGAGATAGATGAAGTTTTTTTAGTTGAATTGTAAATTAAACTTGAATCAACATTTTTATAGATGCGCAATATAAAATCCGTTTGCGCTGAACCATTATTAGTCCATGTGAATAGTTGTGGTAGAGTTGCATCAACTGCGATGCTATCAGGTGTCATGGAACTAGGCTTAAAGAGCAATAATATTCACTCCTTTCACGAAAAATAGGGGAGAGGCGATCTCCCCAACGTTATTAATATTTAAACTTGGAGCGAAGTCTCATTTCTTTGACAAAATCATCGGGATTGTTGGCAACCACTTTATCGATATTGTAATGATTGTGAACAACATTTCCGCCAGAAGAAGCGGTTGCTGTTTTGGGAGTAAGACCAGTGAGCATGTTAGCCATACCTTTGAATCCACCGATAATATTTTCAATCATATTGATTGGATTCTTTATTACGGCCTCACCGTTAAGTAACTTGAAAAATCCTTCGTTATTCTTAATCCCAAATTTACTGGACAATATTGAGGATATCGATGTATCGTCTCCGACAATGCCTGATCGTAGACCATCGTGGTATTTGAGCAAATCCCATTTGCCGGTGGCGGGATTAAACTTTCCTCCGAGATCCTTGGCAATCTGCTGGTTATCGGCTTCTAACTTCTTCCTCTCATCGGGAGTGGCTGTCTTCCAAGCTTCAGAATTATTAGCCATCTCTTGAAGTTTGGAATCGCGATCAGAATCTCCAGTTGGATTATAAGTCGCACCATTCACTGCTGACGAAGACATACTGATCATTTCGGCATACATTTGTTTTGCAGCGTTTAGTTTAGTGCTAAGAACGCCAAGTATTTCATCCCACTTTGTTCCGTAGATTCCTTTTACAGCTTCCAATGATGTTGTAGTGATGGATGAAATTTCAGTCCCATGCAACATGAACGCTGTTTTTTCTTCTTCAAACTTTTCATTTCGAAGATTTATTTCATCTTGTTTTGCTTTAATCTTCGCTTGTAGTAAGTCAATAGCCTGTTTTTTTGCCTGTTCAATTTCCCACTTACCATAATCATCATTCTTATCTTTTAATTCATCAAGAAGATCGTCCAACGTATCTTTTCTAGATGAGGCAAAATCTTCTTGCATTTGATTAAGTTTATCCGTTTCCTCTTTAACCTTACGAGGATCAGCAACCCATTCAAATTGACCATTTTGGAATAGTCTTACATTCTTCTCGTTTTGAACATTTTGAAGGACTTGTTGTTGTTTAATAATCTCATTTTGTTTCTCTAGCGCATCGGCTTTTTCCTGTTCTAAGCCAAGTTGTTTGGCGAGTTCATCCGAGATAGAAGTAAGAGTACCGGAACGATATATTTCAGCCTTTTTCTGTAAGTCAGCAATTTCAAGTTGTCTCTTCGAACGCTCTTCTGATATTTCTTCGGCATCCCATTTTGCTTGTAATGCATCAATTTGGGATTGATAAGAATCGACTATTGCTTGATCAATTTTATTCTGAACATCGATAATATCCTGTGCAGCGCTCACTATCGAGTTCTTTAATTCTTCTTTGACCAATTCGATATCGTCGGTAATTTTTAATATCTCGTCCGAATTTTCTCTCCATCCTTGTTTTAGGAGCTGGAGGGTGCTAAACAGTTCTTCAACTTTTTCCTTTTGTTTCTCAAGTTTTTCTAACTCTGCGTTTCTTTCCTTGACGGATAACTTCGTGTTAGACGCTATTTTTTGTGATTTATCCGCGATTGAGTTTAATAATTGTTCGTATTTGAGAGAGCCATTGCCATCTGCATCAAACCAAGATTCGGTGTTTAGCGACATTCCGATCTCTTTGCCAAGGGTAGCCGCTTTTTTCCTAGCTTCGTCCGCTTCTTTACTCATGTTAGTTTGAGCGACTTTTAGAGCGATGATTGCCTTTTCTTGTTCTTTAATTTTCTTAGTTGTTAATTCGACAACCGTTATTTCATCTTTGGCCTTTTCTGCAGCTTTTATTTTCCGCTCAAGCGACTCGATATTTCTCTCACGGACTTCATACTCGGCATTCATCGAGTTAATTAGTTCTTCCGTTAAGTCAATTTGCTCCATTGCTTCTTTAAGTTGAGGGGAGGCAGGAGCTGTTTTAGCCTTTTTATCGGTAACATCTTTTGGAGCCTGTTTAAAGTCGATTCCTTTTAAGCTTTGAATGCCATTAATTTGATCGATTAGCGCTTTATATTCATTGAACTTACTCTCAAGAAAGGATGCTTCAGGAATAGAAGTTGAGTTAGCAAGGAATCTCGCCTTATCTAATTTCTCAAGTGCTTCAATTTCCCCGGAATAGATACTAAGTTTAACTACTAATGCTTGGCTTGCGGTCTCTAATTCTATTCTCTTTTGTTCTAATCCATTTTTGAACTCAGTTTCCTTGGCTACCATCAAAGCAAATACGGCATCTTTATTGAGAGTTAATTGACCATTCTCGTTTTGTAATGCTGTCAGTAGGGCAGGATATTCCTTGAGTGTGGAAATCAGAGTTTCTTGGCTTAGAGTTTGATTAGAGTTTAAAGTTTCGTAAACGTTAGCGAGAGAAGTGATACTGTCGATAGCAGACTCGGAGACACCGGTTAGTGCTTCGAAGGCTGTTTTTGCCTTATCGGTACTATCTACGACTTGTACTGTTTCTTCTTTAAGTGAAGTCAGTTTCTCTACCAAGTCACCATTAATCTTGATATTTGGTAGCTGAGAAATTTGATCAATTAGACTGTTCTTATCACTATTTGGAGAAGAATTTACCGCTTCACTAATTGCTACAATATTTTTCTCGTATTCAGCCAAAGTGGAATTACTTAGAAGACCACTCACATCATTAATAAGGGCGCGTTGAGTATCATTAAACTCTTTCTGTGAAAGGATATTCTGCCTTATTAAGTCTTTCTTATCCTTTTCATGAGCGTTAATACGGTCATAAATTGGTTGCAGTTCAGTTAATCTATCTTTTACTTTGAGTAATGCACGTTCCCATTCTTGAGTTGTTTCAGGGGAGCCGCCTTGGGTTTTAACGATATTGTTGTTATGATCAAGTATTTCGGAGTAAATCTTTTCAAGTTCTTTGTAATATTCAACTTCACCAAGAACTTTTTCTCCTGCATTCTCAATTTTGAAATCGCCAAACTCTGGTGAGTAATCAGCCCCTCCATCTGAATTACTCTTGTAGTCAATAACTTCTCGGACTAATTCTGGTCTTCCAAGTTTTTTGGTATTTGCATCGAGGAAAATCTGATCTTCTTTTATTTTTGTTTCTAACGCTTTTTTGTTTAGAGTGTCGATGAGTTTTATTTGGTCTTCATATTTTCCGTTAACCAAATCGATACTAGATGCTTCGCTTCCAAAAGAATCAATTAACTTGTTTTGGAGTTGGAAAAGCTCTTCTTTCACCGAACTATCATCTTTGACCGCTTGATAGTTTTCCTTGTAATAGGTTAAGGTACTCTTCAAAGTATCTGTTTGTTCTTTATAAGCGCGATCATTTTCTTCCATAGCGCTAGTGTTACCCTTGATGCTACCCGTAAAAGCCGTAAGAGCCATGGTAATACCAGTTATGATAGCGATAGGAGCAATGAACCGAGCGAGACTAGCCAGAGTTACATTTAAACCCCTCATTGCTGCAGCAGTAACACCGCTTGTTGCGGCAACTGATCTTAGTTCAAGTTTGAGAAGACTTAATTTTAAAGGGATAGTTTGAAGCATTGCATACAGTGGAGTTAGTCCCGATTTGGTGAATAGAATAACCGAAGCTGTTGCCAACCCCACGACAGTTGGAAGTAAACCAATTGAGTTAGCAGTTCCTCCGAACACCCTAACCAATGTAGTTCCTGCATCAATTAAACCCTTCAGACTGTCCGAGTCAATAGCATTCTCCCAAAATCCAATAACCTCATTCTTGAATTGTGCTACTTTTGCCTTCATGCTATCAAGATAAACGCCATTCTCTCTTGCGGCAGAACCAGTTGAATTTAAAGCAACAGAAAGGGATGCTTGAGCATCTTTCCAGTTATCGAGGAGGGAGGTGATGATATTCCCCTGACGCTTACCGGCAACAAGTTCTGTAATATCGGCCTTCTGGAAATCAGTGAGCATTGTTGACCACACAGTAGACAAATCGTTGAATATGTCGAAGGTGGATTTGAAGGTGTTGTCGTCTTTTTTCAAAGATAATCCCAGACTATTAAATTTCTCTTCTAAGCTTGGAATTAAACCGCCTAAGTCTTCGCCTTCTTCGGATATTCCGCGAATCCGCATCGAAACGGTCTTTAAGGCAGTTCCGACAGATACGGGATCTTGAAGAGTCGAGTTCGCAGCGGTAATGAGGGCAACTGACTGTTCAACTGTGTTTCCAGCTGCACTTAAGCTGGATGCAGAACGGCGAAGTGCTTCACCGATACCAGCAGAGGAAATCGCGAACTTATTTCCAACCTCGTTGTAAATATCGACAATATTTCTTATTTTTTGACCTTGTGAATCGACCTCGATACCAAAACCTTTGATTGCCGAAATTAATGCCTTACTAGCGTCCTCAGCACCCATATCGCCAACGTTGGCATATATGGTCGTTTCGGCAGCAAGTAGTTTTGCTTGATTCATGGTATAACCAAGTCTTGCCCATTCCGTGGTTGCGTTAATTACATCCACAGTAAGCGCACCAAGCGATGTCGCTGTTTTATTTACATCATCGAGAAAGTCTTTATATTGATCTCCAGTCGCATCCGTAACTTTCTGGAGATTGGTCATTGCTGTATCTAATTCGTAGATACTTCTTATACCTGACTGGAATGCACGAAGCGGAGCATAAAATGCCGTTGCAGCCAAAATCCAAATTGGAAATTTCTGAAAAGCTGTACGCATGGCCTCGCCCATCTTCATTGAGTGGCTAGTAGCCGTAGATGTTTGAGCTATAACACCTTTTAATCCGTTTTCTACTTCTCTAAGTTGATTCCTATAGTTGCCAAGATTCGCATCCGAGAATTTTATTCCATTCAGTTGTGCGCTCAGCCCGTTTAATTGTGCCTTGGCATTTGTATCTGATCCAAATCTTCTAATGGCATCGTTAATTTTATTTTGTTGAGCAGCAATTGATTGTCTAAAATCTAATTCTTTCTTTGCGTTTTGTTGAAGGGCGAGAAAATGTTGCTTATCTCTAGCTTCAGTTCTTTGTTGATTAGTGTTTAAAGCATTATAATGATCGCGATCAATTTTATCGATCTGCTTAAACATTTGCTCGATTTCACTTTTGTATTTATTGCGATTAATCATTAAGGCTTGGTAGTGAGCTTTTTCAATCGCTAACACCCTAGCGTTATTGTCTCTTAAAGCGTTAAAGTGTGCTCTGTCAACAGCTTCTAAATCTTGTTTCGCTTTTTTATAATTGGTCAGCTCACTAGAGCCAACTAATGTTTGACCATCAGACTCTAAGCGTTGATTCGTTACAGTATAACCTTGCGACGATTTAACATTGAAACCTGTTATCGCATTGGATCGGTTACGAGTAACTTTTATAGATTCGATACCGGCCTTATTTGCCTCATCTAAACTTTGAGCAAGTTTATGCGCTGCATCTGATTCGCCCTGCATAGCCTTTTTATTTTCATCATGGACTGTCTTTGACTTCTGGATGATCTCGCCATTCTTCAGAACACTTTTTGTTACAGTTTCAATTGAACCATCTAATCTCTTATAAACATCTTGGGATTCGGAGATTACTTTATTCTGTTCGGAAGAGATTGCTTTCATTTTTTCAACTGCGCGAATAAAGGAGTTGATTTGTGTTCCAAAGTTATTTGGTACTTCTATTTTTAGTTTTAAGGAGTTAACCTTTTTTTCTAACCCCGATATCGCAGCATTGATTTCACCAATTGATTTACCAATATTGACACCGGTTGTTATTAAAATCCTTGTATCGTCCAAATTCTCATCTCCTTTTTAAAACACAAAAAAGAGATGGATTTATCACCATCTCTAAGTAAGTTGTTATTTAGTTGTTTTATTTCAAGAGCTTTTCAACATCTGAGGATGCTAAAACAAATTCATCCATTGCACTTTGCTTGTCACTGGCTTTTTCGTACAAAACGTATCTATATTTTATGTCATACAGATCGGTAAGCGCATCAACGATTCTTTGATCCTCGGTGTCATATGAATCATAGTTAATTTCAGTTTTAGAAAAGTAAGCATCCAACAACCTTTGATCCTTGCTGCTAATTTCCTGAGCATCGGTCATGTAATTGTTTAGTATTCGAAATACCGGTTCTGACTCATTTTTAAGTTTACTTCCATTTGAACAGGCGACAAGCACTAAGGCGAGGAGGGGAATAATTAATAATTTCATTCGAACACGCTCCTTCTACATAATGGCAGTAAAATTATACCATATGTATAAGAAGCGGATTAATTATTTTCACTT